GTTTGGGGTTTCCAGTTGTTGCAAGACAACATTTCTATTATGGGTCCTAATGCTTCTATTACGGTTAATAACGTAACTTACTGGATGGGTACTGATAAATTCTATCGTTATAATGGTCGTGTAGAAACACTGCCTTCCACATTACGCCAATACGTTTACCAAGACATTAACCAAAATCAAAATTTCCAAGTATATGCTGGGTCTATTGAAGGCTACAACGAAATTTGGTGGTTTTACTGTTCTGCCAATAGCACTATTATTGATCGCTATGTTATTTACGATTACTTAGATAATGTCTGGGCTTACGGTACTATGAGCCGCACTGCTTGGTTGGATTCAGGTTTACGTACATACCCAATGGGTGCGGATACTGCAAACTTTAGAATTCTTTACCATGAAAATGGTACTGACGATGTATCAGGGTTAACCGCGGTGCCTATTGTGTCTTACGTTCAATCGTCTGACTTTGACATTGGCGATGGTATGAACTTTGGGTTTGTGTGGCGCATACTACCTGACTTAACTTTTAACGGTTCTACATCAGGAATACCACAAGTAACAATGACCGTACTTCCAAGGGTTAACTCAGGAACAGCTTATGGAACGCCTAATAGCCCAAAAGTACCCAGTGCGCAAAATTACACGTCACAACACACTTATGCAGTGCAACAATTTACTGGGCAGGTCTATACCCGCATTAGAGGCAGGCAGATGGCGTTTAGAATTGAGTCTACTGGGCTAGGTGTTGCTTGGCAGATGGGTTATCCACGTATTGATATAAGACCAGACGGACGCAGATAATGGCATATAACGCTCCACTACGCTCTTCAAAAGCTCCCAACCTACCTAATGCCCCAAGAGAGGGGTATGACTCTGGGTATTTTGACCAGTTTTCTAACGTACTGCGTCTGTACTTTAATCAGATAGATAACTTTACCCAAGCAGCTGCTATACCCCTTTCTGGAATTACTGCGGAAAGACCTGTAAGTACCGTGCAAGCACCATTAGCAGTAGGACAAATTTATTACGATACCACTTTGGATAGGCCTATTTGGTGGAATGGTACCGTATGGAAAAAAGCTGACGGAACCACGGTTTAATATGATAAAATTGGCAAAAAGTAAAGGATAGATTATGGCTGGTGGCAGCGGTAATGAAGGAATGTTTAGTGACCCAATGACGCTAGCTTTAATAGCTGGTACGGCTATTGCTGCGCCTTACGCAGCCCCTTTATTGTTTGAAGGCGGTATGCTTGCGGGTTCTACCATGCTTGGTGCAGGCGTTACTGGTGCTGGTATTGGTGGTCTTGGCGGTGCTTTAATGGGTCGAGACCCTATTCAAACAGGTCTTATGGGCGGTTTAGGCGGCGCTGCAGCTGCTGGTATGGGCGTTGGTGCTGGTGCTGGCGGTCCTGAACTTGTTAATGCTGTATCTGGACCTATTAGTGGAGTAGGGGCTAGTGCTGGTGCTGGCGCATCTCTTATTCCCGGTATTTCAAACACCGCTCTTGGTATAGGTGCTGGTGGTTTGGGTTTAATGGGGTTAATGAACGCTGATAAGAAAAACTACGGTGTGCCATCAAATTCTCAAGCTAATTGGAACGGCGGGTCTTTATCTAATTTTCGTTATAGCCCTGACCGCTATAACCCAGATAATGTAACCCCTCCAAACCCACGTTATCAAGCGCAGTATGTAGACCGTAGAAATCCACCTGATGTAGGAACACCTATGACTCCTTATCAGCCAGTTATGATGGCTGCTAGCGGCGGTTTAATGGATGATGTAGATTTTGCTGGTGGTGGTTTGGCTGATTTAGGTGGTTATTCTGATGGTGGACGTATGCTTAAAGGACCCGGTGATGGCATGAGCGATTCTATTCCAGCTACTATCGGTAGAAAGCAACCAGCCCGCCTTGCAGATAATGAATTTGTTGTACCCGCTGATGTGGTAAGTCATTTAGGAAACGGTTCTAGTGATGCCGGTGCTAAGAAGTTGTATGCCATGATGAATAACGTACGTAAAGCTCGTACAGGCAAAAAGAAACAAGCACCGCAAATTAATGCAGCTAAATACATGCCGGCATGAGTTTGAGCATCCGCCATGTTTCAGTTCAATATGTTAATCAAGCTTGGCCTTTGGTTGAGAAATACATTAGTGAAGCACAGAAGTATGGGGGAGATGACTACACACTAGAACAAATTAAAGTTTATGTGTCGTCTGGGCAGTGGCTTTTAGTTGTAGCAGTAGATAGTGAAGGCGTAATACACGGAGCAGCAACAGTATCATTTTCAAATTACCCAAACGATAGGGTCGCTTTTGTAACATTTATTGGCGGCAAACTAATATCAAATAAAGATACGTTTGGGCAATTTAAAGATTTACTTAAGGCTAATGGAGCCACTAAAATACAGGGTGCAGCTAGAGAAGCAATAGCCCGTTTGTGGAGCCGTTATGGGTTTGAAGAGCGGTACAGAATTGTAGAGACTAAAATATGAGATATACACTAGATTCAATGTTGCCCGAACGGGCTTTCTCACCACGCTTAGGTCGTGGTTTTGGTGCTGGTGGTATGACTCTTGAAGGTGGTGGTGGCGGTAGCCCTCCTCCTCCTCCTCCGGCTCAACCTACTTCTACTACTGTACAAAATACAAACATTCCTGAGTACTTGCGTCCTTATGCAGAAACAATGCTTGGCGCTACTCAGCAACAGTTGTTTAATACCCAGCAAAACGAAGACGGCACAACTCAAATTACTGGCACTAAACCTTATGTGCCGTACAGCGAAAACCCACAAGATTACATTGCTGGGTTTAGTCCGCTGCAACAACAAGCGTTAAACACTACAGCTAATTTACAGACGCCACAACAACTTGCAGATGCTTCTAATATGGCTGCAATGGGTGGTGTAGGTGCTTTACAAGCTGGACGCAACTATGCCATGCAAGCAACAAACCCGTACGTAACTCAGGCGTACATGAGCCCGTATTTACAAGCGTCGTTAAACCCGCAGCTACAAGAAATTCAAAGACAGTACGATATTACTGGCGCCCAACAGCAAGGTGCAGCTACAGCTAAAGGTGCTTTTGGCGGTTCTCGTGAAGCGTTAATGTCTGCTGAAAACCAACGTAATAAAAATATGGCTATGAACCAAGCTATTGGTACCGGCTATAACAACGCGTTTCAACAAGCACAACAGGCTCAACAGTTTGGCGCTAACTTAGGTTTGCAAGGTTTGGGTCAGGGTGTTTCTGCTGCTAGTCAACTAGGTTCGCTTGGCAATCAACAGTTAGCGGCACAACAAGGGATTGCTGCAGCTCAAATGACAGCTGGTACAGCAGAGCAACAACAGCAACAGAACATAATGAATCAAGCGATTCAAAACTATGCTACGGCGCAGCAATATCCACAACAACAACTGTCATTTATGAACGCAATGTTGCGTGGTTTACCAACGCAAGCTACAACAACACAAAACTATCAAGCCGCTCCAAGCACGTTAAATCAAATGACAGGTTTAGGCATTGCTGGTTTGGGTGCATACAAAGCATTTGGAAGCTAAGGAATAATTATGGGAATGAATTTAGAACAGATGTACAAGCTGGCGCTTAACCCAAAGATTTATCCAGATGACAGATTGTTAAGAATTATGCAAGGGCAAGATAATTCTTTGCCTATGGCTGTTGCTATGTCCGCTAAACAAATGCGAGATAAGCAAGCTACTGCGCTTAAAGGGGCGCAAGCTAAAGCTAAAGGCGCTCAGCCTAGCGTAAGAGATCAAATGATTGCGCAAGGCGCTCAACAGGAAATGGCTGGCTTAGATCAGTTACCTGCTCCTACAATGGAGGGCATGGGCGATGTTGCTATGGGTGCTGGTGGTGGTTTAGTGTCGTTTGCTTCGGGTGGTTTTAATTCTGAAGATGATGAAGATGCTGAGCAAGATGACCACGATGAGTTAACTGCTATGGCTGCACGCTATGGCGACTTGGGTGGTTTGGGCGCTGGCATTATGGCTGTATCTAACCCTAAAGCCGCTAACTACAGTTCGTTTAGTTTAAAAATGCCAAATACCGGGGAAGCTAAAGGTATTAGAGAAATTATTGCTGCTAAAGCTGCAGAACATAAACTACCTTCAGAACTTTTAGACCGCATAGCCTATGCTGAAAGCGGGCATAAATTAAATGCTGGAAATAAATTAAGTTCTGCAAAAGGTTTATTTGGGTTTACTAACGGTTCTTGGAAAGGTATGGGCGGCACAGAAGAAAATCGTTTTGATCCAGAAGCCAATGCTGAATTAGGAGCAAAGCTTGTTCGCCAAAACGCTGAAGGACTTAAAAAAGCCCTTAAACGCGATCCAACTTTTGGTGAAGTTTATGCTTCCCATCATTTTGGTTTAAGTGGAGCAAGAAGTCTTTTGCAAAAAGACCCCAATATGCCCATGGTTAAAGCCGTTTCTTCAGAAGTTATTAAAGCTAACCCATATTTAAAAGACAAAACTGTTGGTCAAGTTATGGCTACTTTAAATAAAAAGATGGGTGATGGCATTGTTTCTTTAGCCCAAGGCGGTATTGTAGGTCTTAAAGGCGGTAGTAAAGACCCTGTTGAAACAGATGAAGAAGGTTACTATCTTCCACCAACTGAGGCGGCAGAATCAGAGTTTGGGCGTGACATGCAGCTTATGAGCACTCGTCAAAAAAATGCTATGTTGGAGTTAAGGAAAAAAATAAAAGGAGTTGGCTCTGGTATAACAGGCTAT